ACCCAATGGACTTTGAAAAAGGTGAAAGAACTCAAGACCCACACCAAGTTGGTCCATCTACTGATGATGGATTTGGTAATTATGATGACGGTACTGGTGAGTTTAATGAAATTAAAAAAAGTGATAATAACCCATGGGCTATTTGTCATTCACAGTTAGGTTCTGAAAGAAACGCTAAGTTTGAAAGATGTGTTAGGTCAGTAAAAAGAAATTTAGATGAGGGTAAATCAGGTATGTCTTTTTTTATTGAAGAAGAAATTGTATCTTTGGTGGAAAGATACGTTCAACCAAGAATAACAAAAGGAGATTTAGTCAAAATGATTTCAGAACAACAACCGGCAACTGCACCACCAAAGACCAAACCAGGTGTAAAACCAACACCAAGAACAAGACCTGCACATCCGGGTAAAAACCCAAATCCAAATGAAAATCCCGCACCTAAAGCGAGACAAGAAAAATTGGAAGCTGCTAAAGCAGAAATTTTAAAAGCAATACAAGATATTTTGAATAATGGCTAAGAAAATTAAAGAACAGATTGATTACGGGGATACTCCCGAAAGAATGGACCCATCGTTAGAAAGAAAAATTTCTAACCCTCAGTCACCTTTTGCGGTAAACCCTGCATTTAGACTTGCTGAGAAAGATGTTCAACGTCTTATGACCAATAGATTCAAACAAGTTGCTGATAAGTTACGTGGAGTTACTAATACTCCAATAACTTCACAACAAGTTGCAATGATGTTGTATATGCAACAAATGCAAAACATTCAAACTATCATGCAAATTGAAGCGGCTCATAAAGAAGAGCTTGAACAATTGGCAATTGATGCTTCTTTGGATGAAATCCAAATGCCTGACGATTGGTTTGAAATCAAGGCAAACTTGGGACCATTTGAAAGTCCTGAATTTAACATGTCATCTCCTGGTGAAATGACTGCAACTGTAGAACCTGAAATGGATGTTGAAATGGAGAAACATAAGAGAAATCTTATTAATGCCATTATCCAAGGTACCGCAAAAAAGGGACACTACATTTTTCAAAAGCCTGAGGTTAGAGAAAGATTGAACCAAATTGATACACGTCTTTATCCCGCTTATTTAGGAATTATGACAATTAATGATTTCATGTATTTTACAATGGAACAAATGATTGAAATGATGAGTAATACCGGTCAAGGTATTGGTGGAGCGGTTAAATTAGAATCATCAAGTGATGATGAAGATGGAGATGGTGACGGTGCATCGGATACAGTTATTAACGCTTGGGGTTTGATTTTCCCAATTCTTTGTCACGAGGTTATTAAGGGGTTAGAAGAAGCTAAAGGTAGATATGGTTTCCCTGAAGATGCTGACGTTAGACAAAGAGTACAACAAGAAGTGGATACATTACCTATGGAGGCTTGGACTCTTAGAATTGGTCCTGTAATTGTTGAAAAAATTAGATTTGCCCTACCAGATGAGGTCTTTGACGAAGACAATAGAGGACTCATTAACTGGTTTCAAATGGAACTCTATAAACTTCCTGCCGAAGAATTCATTAAGATTATCGGAGATGCAATTTCTGAGGACCCTTCAAAACAATCAAAAGCAAAAGATGCTTTTAGAAGAGTTTTACAAGTTGCAAAGAAGAGTAAAGAAGAGTATGAAGATTATGAGTCAGAGACAAACGATAGTGACTCTGACGAAAACGATGGTCTAGATTTCTTGACAGGATTAGGTATCAGCCGTCCTGATTAATGAATTACACAAAAGAACAAGTTTTAATTGAGTATAAGAAGTGTATGAAAAGCACTCCTTATGCTCTTAAAACGTATTTACAAACTTACGACAATACTGTTTCAAAGTATGTCCCCCTTGAGTTATTTAAAGACCAAGTAACCTTGGTTGAAGACTACGAGAATTACAACGAAAACATTGCACTAAAATATCGTCAGGCGGGTGTATCAACAGTTACCGCAGGATGGGCTAGTAAAAGGGTTGCTTTTGCTCGTAAAGAAAAACCCGAAAAAATCCTTATCATTGCCAACAAACTTGAAACGTCTGTAGAATTTGCAAACAAAATTCGTGGATTCACAGAACAATGGCCATCTTGGGTAGGAATTGGGTTTTCAGGTGAGAAAAACTCCGCAAGACATTTTAAATTAACTAATGGTTGTGAGGTTAAAGCCGTTGCAACTTCAAAGGATGCTCTTCGTGGTTATAGCCCGACGGTGTTGATATTTGACGAGGCGGCGTTTATTGAAGCTGACAGTGATTTCTGGGCGGCTTGTATGGCGTCACTATCTACGGGTGGTAAAGTGATTGTTATCTCCACTCCAAACGGTTACGACCCAATTTATTACGAAATCTATGACCAAGCTCAAAGGGGAATGAATGAATTCAAAATCACCCCCATGTTTTGGTTTAGAGACCCAAGATATACTAAGGACTTATATTTGGTTAAATGTGAAGATATTGTTCACTACCTACTCAACAAAGAGGAATATCCAAGTGATGCAGTATTTCAGTTATCAACTGACCAACCATACAACAGAGATTGGGAAGAAGTTCAAAACTATATGGACCAAGGATACAAACCTTGTTCATCATGGTTTGAAAGTATGGTTAAAAAACTCAAATACGATAAGAGAAAAGTTGCTCAGGAATTGGAGTGTAACTTCTTAGGTTCAGGTGATAACGTATTTGACTCAAACATCACTCAAAAAATTTTAAAAAATGATATTAAGGAACCTCAAGCCAAATTAATGGGTAACCAACTTTGGATATGGAAAGAACCTGAAAATGGACACAAATATGTTATGGGTGTTGACGTTTCTCGTGGTGATTCTGAGGATTTTTCTTGTATTGAAATTATTGATTTTGATACCCGAGAACAGGTATTAGAATTTGTGGGTAAAATACCACCCGATATTCTTGCTGAGGTTGCTTATAAGTGGGGTAATATGTATTCTGCGTTGTGTGTAACCGACTTAACGGGTGGAATGGGTGTTGCTACAGCAAGAAGATTACAAGAGTTAAGATATGAACATTTTTATATTGACGGTGTTGATATGTCTAACAAATGGAAATGGGACCCTAAAGCCAAAGAAAAGATTCCGGGAATTAATTTTAACAATAAAAGAGTTCAAATTATTGCCGCATTTGAAGAAGCGGTAAGACACGATTTTAAAATCAGGTCATCTCGTTTATTGGGGGAGATGGGAACTTTCGTTTACATCAACGGAAGACCTGACCACCAAAAAGGTCACCATGATGATTGTATCATGTCAATTTCAATGGCATTGTATGTTGCGGAAATTGCGTTCCCATCATTGGTTAAAGTTGTTAGTCAAACAAAAGCAATGTTAGATTCTTGGTCTACAGTTTTAAATGAAAGTAAGGACCAATCTCAATTTTTTAATCCTCAAGTACCACAATTTTCACAACACGGTATGAATAGAAATCAACCGTATCAACCGACTCGCGATGATTATCAAAAATACCAATGGTTATTTGGTCCTCGCTAGTATTTATAAAAGACTTATTTAGGTTAGATTTAAAACATGAGTTCAGAGCAAAATTATACAGTTTGGCAAAGATTATCAAGGGCTCTTGGACCTGATGCCTTATTAAATCAAGATTTCCCTACATATAAATTTGATAAAAAAGAATTGCTCCGCACAACAGATAAGGCGGAATATGAAAAGGAAAAACTCCAAGCAAGACAATCAATATATTTGGCAAATCAGTTTGCCAAGGTTGAAAGTAATCTTTATAACCAAGCAATCTATTATGAACCAAACAGATTGGCTTCATATTATGATTATGAATCAATGGAATATACTCCTGAGATTGCTGCGGCTTTGGACATTTATGCCGAAGAATCCACAACACCAAATGAAGACGGTTTTATCCTACAAATTTATTCTGAATCAAAAAGGATAAAATCTGTATTGGCGGATTTATTTAACAATGCTTTAGATATTAACACCAACTTACCTATGTGGACAAGAAACACATGTAAGTACGGTGATAACTTTATTTATTTGAGATTGGACCCTGAAAAAGGGATTATTGGTTGTATTCAATTACCTAACATTGAAATTGAAAGATATGAACTTGGTATGTCGGAAAGAATTAATTCCACTGCTCAGTACAGACCTGACGAAAAACACAAAGGATTGAAATTCACTTGGAAAGCAAGAAACATGGATTTCCAACCTTGGGAAATAGGTCACTTTAGATTGTTGGGTGATGATAGAAAATTACCATATGGTACATCCATGTTGGAAAAATCTCGTAGAACTTGGAAACAACTTTTGTTGTCAGAAGATGCGATGTTGATTTATCGTACATCAAGAGCACCTGAAAGAAGAATATTCAAGGTCTACGTTGGAAACATGGAAGATGATGATATTGAAGCATATGTACAACGTGTTGCCAACAAATTCAAAAGAGAACAAATTGTTGATTCAAAAACAGGTAATGTTGATATGAGATTCAACCAAATGGCGGTTGACCAAGATTACTTTATTCCTGTCCGTGACCCAGCACAACCTTCTCCAATTGAAACTTTACCAGGAGCAACAAACCTTTCAGAAATTGCCGATATTGAATATATCCAAAAGAAATTGGTTACCGCTCTTAGAATACCAAAAACATTCTTAGGTTTTGAAGAAACTGTAGGTGACGGTAAGTCTTTGGCATTACAAGATATTAGATTTGCAAGAACTATTAACAGGATTCAAAAATCTATGTTACAAGAAATGAATAAAATTGCAATTATTCACTTGTTCTTGTTAGGTTTTGAAGAAGAAATTTCAAACTTCACATTAGGTCTTACAAACCCATCAACACAAGCTGACTTGTTGAAAGTTGATTTGTGGAAAGAGAAAATGTTGTTGTATAAAGATACTGTTACTGACCCAGGAAATGGTATTCAACCAGCATCTTCTACATGGGCTAAGAAGCATATCTTCGGTTGGTCTGATGATGAAATCAAACTTGATTTGATGCAACAGAGAATGGAAAGGGCTATTGGTGAGGAACTTAAGAATACACCAACGGTTATTTCTAAAACAGGTATATTTGATAATCTTGACAAACTTTATGGTAATAAAGAAGGTGCACCTGCAGCACCTCCAGGTGAAGTTAGTGAGCCGGCTGCAGCTGAAATTCCGGGAGGTTTTGGTGGAGGTGATTTTGGTGGTGAAATTCCACCGGCACCTGAAACACCGCCAGCTGGTGAGGAAGCGGCTGTTACACCTGAATCAATGAACAAAAGAGATATGAATATCTTATTAGAAAATGATATGTATGGCTCTAAATTCTTAGATTTAAGTATTGGTCAACAAAACTTAGGAAAAATTGCCGATGAATTGGATAAGTTACTTGGTTCGTAATATTTATTTATGAATTAAAACAACCCCAATAAAATGACTTTCGGACAAATTAAATCAATCATTGAGAAAAACCTACTGGAATCTTACAGTAATCCAGCCGATTTTAAGAAATCTCTAAGAGAATTCAAACATAATATTTTAGAAAATAAATCATACTCAAAGTTATATTCTTTGTATGATGACCTTTCATCGTCTAAAGGATTAAACGAACAAGATGCTAAAGAGTATCTTGAAGAAGGTATTGGGTTGATTAGACAAATCATAGAATCTATTAAACTACCAATTAATGGGGATAAGGTAGTTAATCAATATTCAGATTTGGATAATTTAATTTATTTGAATAATATTAACATTCAAGAAAGATTGTCATCTAAGAAAAAAGTTTTGTCGGTGTTGATGTCCAAACCAAAAGTTGTTGAGTCTGTAAGACAGATACCATTAAAATCTATGGTCAACATCGCGAATCAAACAATCCAAAACTATTTGGATAATTTAGATGAAAATGTTAAGAAAGATGTGTTTCATGTCATTGCATCAAAAAATGGTGAATTGGAGAAAGAGTTTGAAAACCTGAGAGAGAATACAATTCAAAAATTGTCTCAATTAAAAGACAATGAATCAGAGAGTGATGTTGTTAAAACAATAAGTGAAACAATTGATAAGATTAAGTCTGAAAAATTTGACCAAGTTAACTATGTTAGACTAAAAGAGTTGGGTGAGTCTATTGTTCTTGAGTCCTAATCTTTTGTTTATACATTGCAGATAATTTCTTTTTTCTTC